GTAATCTTCTTGGGTCATGGTCTCCAGGGGATCGTGGCCAGGGGCAGGAGGTGCAAACTCGCTGCCCCACCATTATGCCCTAACAACGGTGCAAAGGAATTCGGATGAGCTGGAAGAATCTCCCGACCCACCCGATCTGTTCACCGCAACGCTGGCAGCAGTAAGAAACGTGAGGCATCGCAGTGAGTAGGACTACTGGCTCTAGCAAGCCGTCAGCACGCAGGGCACGCAGTAGCTGCCGTCGTCGTAGGTGCAGCTCACGTTGGTGCTGGTGACCTTGGCGATGGTCTTGCTGCGGATGATGTCGTCGTCCTGAGGCTTGGCAGTGCCATCACCAGCAGACATCAGCAGATCACCCCGCTCAACGGTTACGCCTTCGGCAATGCGGATGATCATGTCACCCGTCATTGCGACAAAGAAGTCAAGTGGGCCATCGTCACTGATAGAGGTTGAGACGAACACGCCAGCCACGTTCGGATCGCCCTCAACGTCGCTCACCTTTGTTTTGTTGAGCTGTTCGTTGTCTTCCTCGCCCCATTCGCACATCTCGTCCAAGTTAGACATGACTGTGCCCTTCAGCAGGTCTGAAGGGTCTTCTTCATTTGGCAGTTGCGACCAGCGGGCAAGGTGACCGCCGCCGTAAGTGACGGTAGTACCTGAAACCGAAATGGCGCCCTCTAGCGTGTCAGCTTGATAGAACTCGATTAAATTACCGTCATCAGTGCGACGATTAACCACTCCGACCGTTCCGCCAGAACGCACCGCCCAGATGGCGCCATTTGCTTCAAGAGTGCAACCTGTTGTACTTAAACTTGCAGACGTTCTTCCTGCTGTATGAATATCTCCGCCACTCGTAATCCGCATCCGCTCCGTCGGGCTGCTCGCCCCGTCGGCGGTAGTGGAGAACTCTAATCTGCTTGGTTTTGATGATGCGCTCCAAGTGCCGCCATCGCGCCGCGTAGTGATAAGGGTGCAAGGAGTATCTGTATTGTCACTGCCAGCCCAACTTCCAAGACTGTCGCCATCCCCAGGAGTAGCCGTATTTCTTTTGAACAAGACAAGTGGTGCATTGGCAGAACTTGCTGGAGAGCCTTGAAAGGCAGCAGTTACGTTTGTGTTAGAAACGCTAGACGTGCCAACTAACAGGCGACCACTTGAGTCCCAGCGGCCTCTTTCCGATGATCCGTTACCAAAAAGGATATTGCTGCCATTGAGAGTCAGATTGACGTAAGCGTTGCTGGCATCATTGATGGCGCCAATTTGTGGACCACCTGCTGACAGCTCAGACGAGTTCAAACGAATATTTTCGTTTGTGCCTGTATTTACGTGCAATCTTGAGAGAGGCGCAGTAGTGCCAATCCCTACCGACCCTCCCGAGGTGATATGCAGGCGAGTGTTGCCGTTTGTATTTAGGGCAAGAAACCCGCCAGTGGCGCCCCAAGTTTGATTGGCAGTTCCAATAGTCAGGCCACCATTGGAACCAGAAGTCCTGGAAGCAGTGATAGATCCAGTTGAAAGATTTAATTGATGAACAGAACCAACTGAATCAAGGATTCGAATAGCGTCTGTACCATCAACTTCATTGACTTGTAATTTCGTCCCTGGGCTACTAGTCCCCAGACCTAGACGACCTGCGGACGTAAGCCGCATCTTCTCGGTGGGAGCACCACCAGCGCCAGCATTTGGATGTGTATAGAACGCAAGTGAGCCTTGGAAAGAGCCACCCTCGTCAATGCCTTTAAGCGATGCTGTTCTCCACCCTGCGCCGCCAGCGCTGAAGGTAAGTTCGCCAGCAACATCCAACTTTGTGCTTGCGATTGTTGTACCAACACCGACATTGCCACTTGAATCAATGAGCAATCTCTGAGAGGAGTTAGTCGAGATGGCTACTTGGTCTGCGCCGGGGGAGTAAATGCCGGTGTTGTTGTCTCCAGTGAACGTCAGCGTCGGAGCCGCAGCACTCCCAAGTGGATACTGCGCAATGCTGTCGAATGTTGCGGTGCTGGTTACATCAAGTGTGCCAGGCACGTCGACGTTGCTGGTCCACTCGACACCGGTGCCGGCAGCATCGGTTTGGATGAGCTGGCGGGCAGCACCGTCTTGCAGCTTCGAGACCGGCAGTTCGTCGGCGACAATGCCGACCCAGGTGCTGCCGTTCCAGACTTTCATCTGAGCAGGGGACACACTCGTGTCTAGCCACTGCTCACCTGTGTAGTTTCCGGTGCTGCCGCCGGAAGCCGGCACGCTGTTCGGCGCTGTGGTGCCAACGTGCACCGGGCCTACTTTGACGATGCCCGTGCCAGCAGAATCCTTGAAGAAAAGGCCGGGGCTTGCGGTATTCGTGTTGATCGCAAGCTGACCGTCTGCAATCGTTGTTGTCGGGCGCTTATTTGCAGTGCTGCTACGAAGATGCTTGTACGTGGCCATGCCTTAACTCCCAATGGGACGGCGTTACTGGCCAAGTCTAGTATTCACCTTCGTCGATCTCAAATTCGTATTCAGCGAGTGTTTCCGTGATCGTTTTAAACTGCACGTAGTAATCGACGTTGCTGACTTTTACAAGCAGCTCACCCGGTGTGCCCCCTCTGGGTAGGTTTTCGCCGTTGTAATTGAAGCCGGACATGCCACCGCTCAGTAGGTGCCTTCATCGACAGTGCCAACAGTCATGGCACCCGTGGAGTTGTTGACCTCAATTTCTGTGGTTTCAAGGACGATGCCCAGTGTTGATGGTGTGGCGATTTGGACGCGCCCCCACAATGTGGTCAGAGCTGCTTCGGCGTCCGCAACGCCAGTCATGGCAGGCGTTAAAGAGCCGCCGGCAAAAGTGACATCTCCAGCATCAATAACGCTGATGCCGGCACCAACCAAGTTGACGTGTGTCCACGTTGTGCCTTGGCCAGGGCTGAGGATCCAGTCGCCGACGTCGAGGGAAACAACCGGCGCCGGTGCTACGCCAGTGCCGGCAGTGGTTACCAGCAAATAAACCCCAGCGCTGGCTGCCGTCGGGGCAACAAGCGATGATCCAACTGTCAGGCCAGCGCCAGCGCCATATGTATTCAAGCTGGCGATAGTGTTGGTGTTGGCGTTGTAAGTACCGCCGAAACGCAAGTTGGCCTGAGCACCGAATTCGTTATTGAGCGGAAGGTAGTAGCCCTGCGCGGGGGAGACCTGACCAACCCAGACGTAAGCGGTGCGGTCTGTTGGGTTGATCCAGAGCTGGCCGGCAAACTCGGGTACCGGCTGTACGCTGCTGACTTGTGCAATTCCGTAGTCGGCAAGTTGATCTGCCGTGACGCTATTAGGCGCCAGTCGCGCAGATGGGAATGTGCCAGTGGTGATTTTGGACGCGTCAAGCTCGGGGATATCGGTTGCCGCAAGACTCAATGCAGCAACGACGTGACCTTGGCCGTCGTAGGTGACCTTGGCGGCGCTGCCGGGCGTGATTGAGTTGCTGTGATTGAGTGTTCCAGCGCCGTCTACGCCGAGGCCACTGCCGGGTTTGACTACACCGATGGTGCTGGCAGTCGCTACCGGGACATCGGCAGCGATGATTGTGCGGCCGCCGGTTACAAGGCCCTTGGAGTTGTACTGAACAACGTGGTAATTGCTTGCTTCGGCGGTAACCGTGTTGTTGATGGTGATGGTGTCGCCGCTTAGCGCTAGGCCGTTACCATTGACGACAACAGCGCCCTTGGCACTGGTAGTAGCAGTTGGTAGGTCGCCTGCAGCAATCGTGCGGTAGCCGACAGCTCCGGCAGCGGCAGTCGGACCGGCAAGAAACTGTGCTGCAGCGCTGGTGTTGTCCAGCGTTGTGTCGATCGTAACTTCGTCACCGGAGGTGGTAACGCTGATATTGACGACACCGCTACTGCTGCCGATAACGGTGTTGATGCTGCCGGCGGCTTTGATGCTGACCCAAGTGCTGCCGTTCCAGCAGTAGATCTTGCTGTCGTCGGTGTCGAGCGCGATCTGACCAACGAAAGCGCCGGAGGCGGGAAGCGTTGTGACAAGATCGACAGTGGATTCGTCGGCCAGTTTGGCGGCGGTTACTGCGTCGTTTGCGAGTTTGCCCGTGTTGACGCTGGCATCTTGGAGCGCATCGCCGCTGATGGTGTTGGCACCAAACAGGATCTTGGCGCTTGGGATTGTCGCGTCGGCAATCAGCGTGACGGCGTTACCGACAAGGTCGGTAACTGTGATTTTTTTGGTCTCGCTGGCGCTGATGTCCGCAATCGCCAGAAGGTCGCCTGCGGCCAAGTTGCCGCCAGCAAGAGCCGCCAGTTCCGTAATCCTGAGATCGGCCATGCCCGCAGCTTCCTGGCAGTGCTTACAGTTAAACCCAGTCTAGGGCTTACTCCAGTTCTTCCAATAGCAGGTATGACGTTGGGTCCTGCTCCAGCTCGATCTTGCCGTCGGATTCTTGCAGCAGGTAGCGTTTTTGCTGCGTGCGGGCCTTTAAGCGGATTGGTCCAGTGGCTACAAAATCAATCGTTCCAATGATCACGCTGTCTGGCGTAAAACTTACTGCTGCACTCGTGACCAGTGCATCAAATTCCCACCACAATGCGTCGTTAATTTGGCTGGCAGAAAAAGATCCGGTTTGGGCTGTAGTGTTTTCAGCCTTTACGTAAAACTTGCCATGAAAAGATGAGCCGATTTCTGTACGGACCACTAGCTGCATTAAGTAGTGGACAGGTTCTGTTCCAGCGACGTTGGTGTAGTCCCAGTGTGCAGTTAGTCTGCCACTTCCTGTAATAAGACTGCTGTACTGCTGACGGTGTTGGTCGCTTAGTGTTGTGATGTCGACAGTTTCGCGGTTTGTGTTGAGTTCGTACTCAACAACATCAGCAAGGATACGGGAGTCACGATCTCGAACAGTTACACGGATTGGTATATTTCGCGCAATAGCGGTGAGGCTTACTCGACCGTCTGTACTGCCTTCTAGGCTGTCGTCGAAGTTGTTGTATAGCTTAATTCCGCCGAGTTCGTCTACAAATACGTACCAGTTACCGCTGGTTTGGACACTACCGACTGTCCATCCTGTTGCGGATACAAAATCTAAATGTGTGCCGTCAGTGGTGGCTATTTCAATTAGATCGCCATTGACTAAGTAACCTTCATCAAAGTCAAAACTAAAGCGGTCTCGCTCAGTGTTTACGTCCGAAGGATTGACAATGGATTCCAAGGACCCTTCTAGAGATTTGCGGGTCAGCTCAATTTGGCCGATTTGGCCTAGATAAATGCCCATTAGATTGTTACCGCCGTTAGTGCTCCAGTGCCTTGAAAGTTGATTTGTGCTGAGCTGACTTCTCCTACGCCCGCGCCAAAGCTGACACTGGTGATGTAGGCCGTTAGTCTTACGTCTTGGTTGCTGTTTCCTTCAACAAGACGGAGCCGTAGATCAACTGTATCGGATTCGGATACGGCACCGATTCTCAAGACTTTTTTCAGTGCGGTCGCGGCGTCGTTACGGCCCGTACCATCGTTGTAATACAGCAGTGATGCGCTGCCGCTGAACTCTTGTACGCCCGGTACGTAGGTGCGCTGGTTATCGCCGAGGCTGGTGGTCTCCAGTGTTTCGAGGTTGCCTGACATTGACCAGTTGGCGACCTTGATCTGCTCCACGCCGTCAATCAGCAGGCGGCCGTCGCGTCCGGTATAGACCTTTGCCATCAGATCACCGCCACCAGATTCACTGTAACGCTACTGCGACCAGGGCGAACTGCCCTTACAGATGGCTCGCCCTCATAACGCCACTTGGTACCAGCAGGTGCATCAAGACTGTTGGTGCTTCCGCTCCAGCCAGATCTGGCGGCAGCCGGTAGGTTAAAAGTGCGCAGCGTGCCAAGTTGCGCGGCGTAGTCATCGAGAAATAGCTGCGCGTCTGTGTCGCTGATATTTTCGTAGCCGAGACTGATCTTGGCGTTTGTACGCTGGCTGCCGTAAAGAATGCGGATTTCAGCGCCGGATTGCGAATTAAACCGCTTGATCGGCCAGTCGCCTGGACTGAAGTCGCGGCTGGTTGGAGGCAGCGTAGGAAATGCCATTACTCAAGCACCCGGAACGCGGCTTCGTTTAGCACGTCCTTTGCCACAATGCTAGCTCCAGTGCTATCGACTGGAACTTGTACGGCGCTGACGTTGACGAGACCGTCTTCGTCGATGGTTAGCTGTTCCACTTGGTACATGCCGACGCTGGCTTCCATGCTGAGCAGTGTGAACAGGCATCCGTACAGCGTTGAATCTGTGACGGCGTTATTTGCGATGGTGATTCGTTGCTCTGTTACTGCACCAGTGGAAGGGTTGTAGACCAAAGCGTCGTAGGTGCCGTTGGTGATGGTTGTGATGCTGACCAAGGTGCCAGCGTCTGTGATGCCACCATTGTTGGTGGCGCTATAGCTGGTGGATTCGGTGATTACACGGATGTAGGAACCGGGTTGGATGCCGAGGGCGTCGGGTACGGTTTTGAAGCTGACGGTGTGGGTGACACGGCGGCGAATGCTTAATAGGAAGCGAGCAGTCAGCAATGCTTGGGCGCGGTTGGTGCAGAAGTCGGTCAGGTCAAAGGCTTGTTGTGTGGTAGCGCGGTTGCCTTCCGTGATGTCTGCCCAGTCGACCAGTGCGGATGCCTGTGTGGGCAAGTCGTTTTCGACGGTAACGCGCCAGCTAACTAGCGCACGGAAGTTCGAGCGCTGGGCGGCGTCAATGTACTGAACTTGCAGGCTGTCTTGGATAATGTTGCCTGCGGTGAAGATTTGATCGACAGCAATGGGGCTAGTGCTGATTTCGTAATTGCTGTCGTAAGGCAACGCCGGCATCATGCCGAATCGGCCGTTTTTGATAGTAAAGTTGCAAAGTTGTAGTGCTGCGTTGTCGTAAAGAAAGGATCGAAAGCTGTCGCTATCTTCTACAACACCGTCGAAAAAGATTTTGTTCGAGCGTTGGAAATTGGCTGTGATGCGTAAGGAGTCGATGTCGATAAGTTCTAATGGTACGACATTGCCCACACCTTGACTTTTGCTGGTCAGTAGGTAGTAGACCAAATCCGCAAAAAGATTGCTGGGTTTGGTGTCGCCTTCGATTAGGCGGTAGACGTTGATGCCAGTTGGAACCCAGGCGCGGATTTGGCCGATTCCGCCAAGTTGACCGCTGGACTTGACGGTGAATCCCAGCGTGGACATGCCGTAATACTCGGCAAGACTTTCGTTGGCCAAGCACTCGTTCACATAAACAATTTCGTGCTCAGGGCCGCCTTGGTTGGATTTTGTTAGCTCCAGGTAATGACTGCAATCGGCTACTTGTGAGTTTTCCTCAAACACACGTTCTTCTGCACTTACTTTGGTTGATGTGTTTGTGGAAACTGCTTGTACTGCTGTTACGGCAAATGCTACGTTCACAGCAGAATAACCGCCGACTCTAGAGAAGTCGTTGTTTACGGGAATAACAACTGTAAATGCGTGGCTTGTGTTCCATGTGCCGTTAGCTGAAACGACTGTGTAAGTTACGTTTGACCATATTCTGGTACTTCCTCGGTTAGCGTTTAAGTACACCTGACCGATTGTTGAGCCAAGGATTCCATTTACAGAAGAAGCGTTTACGTCAAACTGTATTTCGCCTACACCTGGCTTGTTGAAAACAATTCTGCCGCTGCGCGTTTGTCCAGGATAGTCGCGGGCATAACCCAGTACAGCAGTTAGCCATGAATTAACAACTTGTTGGACACTACCGTTGTTTGAGCTTTGGTCGTATTGGGAGAGCGCTGATGGAATAGTCGTTTGAGTTGTTGTTACGATGTTGGATTCTTGAGGAGCAGTAACGAGTTCGTCATTACGTCTAATGTCGGCAATAGATACTATTTCTGCGTTTGTTGTAATACGAAAAGCGCCATAATCTGTATCGTAATCTTGCCCAAAAATTGCTCCAGTCTGAGCGTTAAGCTTAAGGACTTGGTTGGTGTCGATGCTGTTGATGGCTACGTCAGAACCAGTCCGAGGGATGAAACGGTATTCGTAGTAGCCGCGAATACGGGGACGGATTCGGATGTAGTTGTACAGGTCAGTGGGAGAGTTGCCGGTTACGCAAAACAGCTGTGGAATACGTCGCCAAGGTTGCTGTGGTTGGCCATATTGCTGGACTGGGCGCACCCACAAGGAGAAGCACGAGCTGCGCTCGAAGTACTTATCCATTCGTGGAGTTGTAAGCGTAATATCTTGTTTGTCCAGATTATGAAGTTTGAAAGGTGTCGGAATAGAGTTGAAATTACATAGACCGTTTGCACGATTCCATACTTGGCTTCTAATTCCAATTTCGATTACTTCGGCGTCGCGTCGGACAGGACGGATGCTGGCCATGTGGAGCCGGCATATGTTGAAAAATGCTGCGCCGCAGTGTTTGTTTGGATTGAAGACACTTCCTTCGTAGCCACCGAGAGGCTCACGCACGGTGCGTGTTCCAGGAATTCCTACCGTTGCTACACCTGTAATAGCCGTACAGCGGAATACGATCTGCTGGGTTACACCTTTTTGCCATGTATCGGGGCTTCTGCTTTCTACCACCCATGTAGAAGCACCAATAATCCACTTGGAGCCTATGGCGAGCAGGTCAGATGCCTCGGCTCGCCATGAGTCTGCCGAGCTTTTAAGATCTCGTACATTTACTTCAGTACCCTCAAAGTCTGATTTAGTGAAGTCAGCCCAGTTAGTTCCGTTAATTTCAAAGACTAAAGTATCGTTTTCTGCGACAGATACAATCGTGCGGTTTTCGTATGTAGTGCCGTTATGCTGTACAAATCCCATGCGTCTGGAGTAGGCGCGCCCCACGCCGGGTTGACCGACTTGCGGTATGTCGCCTTCTGGTTGGCCTGTATAGCGGTGCAGTACATCCGCGTCAGAACCCGCAATTTTGCGGCGACGTGCTTGGGTTTCGAGTCGTGCTTCTTTATTATCAGGGCCTTCTGTTGATGCGTATGGTGCAGAAATAATTTCCCAGTTGAAACGAAATGCTGTTCCGTTGTAAATAGGGGTTGCTGTGCCAAACGAAGTATCGGCCTGCGGGTTATAGGCCATCGAAAAGCCGGTGCTGAACTGACCGTCCTCGGTTGGTGCCGTGAAGATTTCTCGGCCCATGGTGGCAGTAGCGCCAGGGCCGTCCAAACCAGCAATGCGTCGTGCTGTGGTGGGGCGGTTTTCGCCTAACTGGGAGGACCAATAGAGCGCAAAGTCTCGGTTGCCGAGACTGTTCAGTGCTGTTGTACCTACACGGATGCCGCCTAGTTGCGGAGCTTCCATGCCGTATTCGCCAGCGACATAGATGCCTTCAAACGCTTGGTAGCTGCCGTAGGAGTACACGCGGCTCCAGACAAGCGCGGGAGCAACAATCAAACCGCCTGTTAGAGCGCCATCGCGTCCGGTGCCGCGTTTGCCAAAGGGGATTGGGATTGGCTGGCCGTATTCGGCAAGGCTGCTGACGTTGTCGAAGCTTGTTGTTTGATTGAAACGAGTGGGGCCAATCTGATCGGCAAGCTTTTTACCGCGAATTTTGGCGGGTGTTTCTAGCGCTGGTGTTTTGGGTGCCAGCAAGATGCTGACGGCTGTGAAGGCAAGACCTATAGCTAAATTTATAAGTATTGGAACAACTGGACCATTTTGAATATCGGGAATTCCTGCATACGCGGCAGGACGTACTTGTACAGAATCTCTGGCATGACGCACAAACTCTTTGTATTCTTCTTCGCTGCAACCAAGCGCCTCGATTAACGCGATTTCATACGGTAGGAGCGGCGGATCGTAAAGCTTGCCACCGGTTTCCAGTCCACTGCGGAAATCAAGTGGTTTATGAACAGGATGCCACTCTGCCATTGGACTCCGAATTCAGGTGGCTTGGCGCCAAACAGAATGATGTCACCATCGTAGATGGGAGCATCCAGAGTGTCGCAGTAAACAGACAGCTCCCGCAAGATGCCGCGTGGGTTGAGCCGATACCAATCGAGGTGGATGCAGTCGTCGCCGCCGTATTCATAGCGTCGGCCGATCAGGTGCTCACACACTGATTTGAGCTGTAAACGGGATGCTGCCGACCTGCCAGCGATGAAGGCGGCGCCCTGGAATGTTGGTTTGAACTGCGTCAAGCACTGAGTTCAGGCTGACTTGGATGTTGACCTCATCCCAGCCGCCACTGGAACAGGTGCCCCAATAGTTGTAAAGGGTGCGCTGGACTGCTCCAGTGGAGGGTTCCCAGAGCACCGTGGTGACCTTGGCAACCCATAGGTTATCGAGGGCGTCAACGATCCAAGC